ATCATCTTCTCTGTAGTTTCGGTAGATGGATAGAATGTTTCCTGTTCCTTCGTCAATAGTAACAACATAAGGTATCTTTATACCTGTAGGTTCCCCTGTTTGCTCATCTTGATCTTCGAAGCCCTCTATGTCTAATTCGCAATGAACTTCAAAGAGCTGATATGTTTCATCGTAGTTAACAGGACTAACACCTTCTAACTGATTATATTTTTCTTGTATTTTTGTTTCATCTATAGAAGGCTCTTGGAGTTTTACATCTTTATAGAAACCCATGACCTGAGATTTTTTAATCTCATTTCTTGTCATTTTTACAATATGTGTTACTCGTTCTGCCGATCCTAAGTCGCTTGACAAATATGGCACAATTAAGTCTTCACTTGGAACAAATTTTGCTACAGGTCTACCTAAAGTTGTATCATAATAAATCTTTTTAAAAGCTGAACCTGCTAGAGGTAAGAAAAATAATAACTGATCCATGTCAGCATCGTACTCTTCCATCTCATCTAAAATTAAATAATTCATGTACTCACGTACACGTTGAGCTTGTGCTTCTGTATCAGCGTTTTGTTCGCCAACAACATTACATTTTACAGGACCACCTGATGGTAATAATTCTTTATAAGCTTGTGATTGAAAAGAAGTTACACTCTCGGCTAATAATGGATGCGTCACGGAACTCGCTCCTTGGAACGGCTGTGATCTCTCTTGGTGTTTAAATCCTAATAAATCTAATCCGTGTGTATATGAAAAAAACCATTCATCTCTTGAGGCTCTATCATCTTCAATGCTTCCTCGTAATTCTTCTGAAATTTCTGATAATATATTGTCTTCTAAAACTTCTGCTAGATTGGCTGCAAAAGGAATTTCTTCCTCGGCCATTGCTTCTTCTCCGAAAGTTATGGAACCATCGGGATTTTCTATCATCTCCTCGGCTACTTCTACTTGCTCCTCGACTATCGGTGATGCACTCATTGGATCCGACGCTATAGGATCATAACCTGCTGGTTTTTCTACTACCATTATCTTTTTGCCTTTCCATAGCCACGTTTAGCTAGGCCACCTGATTTCATTTTAATAACGGAACCTTCTGCCGAACCCTTGGCTGCTGCACCGGGGATCGTGGACCCTTGAGCACTGCTCTTGGCTTTTGCTCCTTTAATCACGGAACCCTGTGCTGAACTTGACACATTTCCGCCATCTTTGTAATTTGAATTAATTGATTCTAATTCTGCCCTAAGAATCTGTATTTGGTCATCATCACCAATTGCTCTAGCATCATCTAATAAATCTCGTAGTTGCTTGACTCTCGTATCTTTTTTCCCCATACCGTTCCTTATGCTTGTAGCTGTTTCTTTTTCTTTTTCTTCATCATAGCATTAAATCCTGTGGGTTGCACGAATTTATAATATGACGATTTTGGATTCATAAAAGAAGGAGGAGCTTTTTGTTTTTTCTTTTTCTTCTTCTTAGGTTCTTGGACCGTGAATCCTGATATGTAACTCATTAGTAATACTCCAATAAAGTTGATGGTGGTACATGCGGAGGATCCTCATAATCTTCTGGATGCACGGCCAATCCAACTTGACGATATCTCATTAATGCTTGTGTCATGCTATCAACTAAATCGTCATGCTCACCATAAGGGAAAGCTGCGCATTCTTCAACTAATTCTTCTGCCCACTTATCATCTGTACGCCATACCTGCCCTGCTTCAAATAATGTGGAGACTGAGTTTACTCTCACATGTTTATCATTTCCACGACTTGGTGTAAAATTAACAACAGGAATACCAAAGCGCCTTAGTTCTTGGGTTAGGGGTGTTCCACTTGCTTTCTGCTCAATGATGATTGTTTCAGGTTCCCAGTATTGATATTGCTCAATTGCTTTTGTTTTTAATTCTGGAAAGTCCCAACGACCTTTCTCCACATCTAGCAAAATTATATTAGGGGTTATCTCATCGTGGAGGAATACACCCCACGTTGTAATAGCTGAAAAGTCTGCGGTTTCCTTTTTACTAAAAGCTGTGTCATATGATTGAATAATATGTTGTAATTTAGGGAGCCTAGGCTTATCCCAAATCTTCCAGTACTCTCGTTTGATAATGGAACCTTCTTCCGATGTAGGATTCTGTTGCCACTGTGCATTCCATTTAGCCACGGACAACGAAGCTTTAACTGACTCCAGCTCTTCTAGTTTCCAATACTGTGGCCAGACAGGTTTTTCTGTAGGCAAGATAGCAGGAAACTCAATCACGTCCCACTGATCTGCTTTTAAATCTGATTGGGCTTTCATCAATTGCCCTGTCAAGTCTTTTGTTGACCACCTTGTCATAACAATAACAATCTTGCCTCCTGGTTGAAGACGCTGCCGTGGTCCTGAGGTATACCACTCATAAGCATTATCCATTGCTGTTTCTGATAATGCATCTTGCTCACTGTGGGGATCATCAATAATTAATAAATCTGCACCCCTACCTGTGATGGCTCCACCAACTCCTGCGGCAAAATACTCTCCCCCCTTGTTTGTTTCCCATCTTCCTGCAGCTTTAGAATCTTGGGATAATTTAATGTCATCAAAGATATCTTGGAAAGAAGGCTCCTCCATTAAGTTACGAACCTTACGACCGAAGCGGTAGGATAGTTCAGCAGTATGTGTTGTTTGAATAATCTTGAGTTTCGGATTACGGCCCATCATCCACGCAGGAAATAAGAAAGAAGCAAATTCTGATTTTGTATGTCTGGGTGGCATGTTTACAATTAATCTTTTAATTTTACCGTCGGCTAATGCTTGAAACTTTTCTGCGATTTGTATGTGGTGGGGTCCCTCTACAAAGTCAGGCCAGACTTGTTTTACAAATTTTAAATAATTTTCTTTTGCTAAATTTTTATAATCAAATGTTTTTTTACGAAGTAATAACTTTTTTTGTAATATGTCTAATTCACTCGGACTTAAATTATCAAAATTAGTTAGCCTCTTAAAGGTATTAAGATCTGCCATCCGATGTCTATACCATAAAGTCTGTATGAGTAAAATAGTATATATACTAAGTATAGATAGTCCTACGGTCTTATTTAGGGGTGCCCCCCTTTTCGATTTTTTCCAGGGGCAAAACCAGGATCACAGGACCCCTACAAGGTATAGAACAAATCAAAGTTATACACAGTTAATTAAACTAATTTAAATTAACTTGTAATAAAAAAGAATTAAATTCGTTTACTTATTATACAACAATATGGGATATTAATCGTCCTATATAATATAACAATTAACAAAAGGAATGTGAATATGAATAAACAATTAAGAGAAATACTTTCAGCCTCTTCAATGTGGAACGACCTTGAATACATAGAACAAGAGAGAATAATAAATACCTTGTTAGATATAATTAAAAGACAATATTGCCTTAATAATAATAAATAGTAAATTCGCTATTATTTTGTATACATGGGATAAGTTATAGCTTAATAAGATTATATAAACTAATCATAAGGAGTGAATATATGTTTATAAAAAAGAATGTTAAACGAAGTATAGGTGCTAGTTTATTTTCTGCTACTTGGATTAAAGCAGATGGCAACCCTAGAACTATACTAGGTAAATTACCCACTAATGAAAAGTTTTTTAATGGTGGAGAATTAAAAGGAGATAGAAGACATTTATTAGAAACAATAGATGTAACAATATTAAGAAAAAACAAAGACCCTAAAAAGTCTTGGAGGTCTATCAATCTAACGACTTTAACAAGTCTTAAAATAGGGGGTGTTGAATGGATAAAGTAGTTTTTCATTTTGTTCTAGAATTTAGTGAAATTGAAACAAGGATTGAATGGGGTGTTAATAAAACCTTCACTGTGTTTAGTGGTGAAACAGAAAAAGAAACTTTTACTGATGATACAGTTGAAAATATTAGTGATGCTGAAAGAGTGGCAACAGAACATTTTGAACAAATGGAAAGTGATTTTAATCTTGAACAAGCTATAGATCATGCCGACATCATGAGAAAAGAATATTAACTAAACAAAACAAAGCCCCTAATTATTAGGGGCTTTAAATTCTAATTAGGAGTGATTATGAATAGAGTTGATGAACAAGCCTACAAACTAGTTTTAGAAAAAGAGGATGCTAGTATTGATTTAATCGCAAGTGATAATGATAAATTAAGACAAAGTATTTTTGATATGAAACACATGGGGAAAAATAAATTAGTTTTAAGTCATGATGTATCACAATTAAATCCAATAGATAAACTAGAGGTTTTAAAACTTGTAAGAGATTTTAAAACCTTTACTAGTGGAGATGACCCATGGGGCGAACATGATTTTGGCTCATTTAATTTCAAAGATATTAAATATTTTTGGAAAATTGATTACTATGATAATGATTTAAAATTTCATAGTGAGGATAAGCTTAATGCTGAAAAAACAATTAAAGTTTTAACAGTATTAAGAGCAAGTGAGTATTAACTAAACAAAACAAAGCCCCTCATTATGAGGGGCTTTAAATTCTAATTAGGAGTGATTATGTTTAAGGCACATTGGGTTATCTTATATTTGTTTGCTTGTTTCATAGCTTTATATATTCCACATTGGGTATGATTAGAGTAGCATTTATTTTTATTCTTGGGTCATTTGTATTGGTACAAATGGCTCATCTATTTTAAACAACAAGGCACAAGGAGGATCAATGATTAAATTAATATTAAAACTATTTAGCTTGGTAAACAGAATAAAATATAACAAGGCACAAGGATTAAGGCTCAAGGCACAAGAAAAAAAGATTAATTATGTTTGGCTTTATATGATGAGTCATCAAAACATAGGAGTAATAGGAGTATGTGCCAGGAATAGGCAGCTGGATGTTAGAGGACCTGATAATGGTTAAAGGCTCAAGAAAAAAAGCCCTGAGCTGCACGCACAAGGGCTTAAAGGGATCAAGGGGTATATTAATACCCCTTATTTTTTTTTATTTTACCAACTTGCTTCGTAATGAATAGAGAACCAATCTCCATGTTGAGATTTCTCCACTAATTTTTTTTTCAACCATGTAGAAGCATCCCTGAATATTTTGATGTTTTCTTTTTTTTCTTCTTCATGATCCTCGCTAGATCCAAAGAAGCAACCTTCCGTATATGGAAGATCATTTAATTCTATGGCATTAGCAATTTGATTTAAGTTTTCAGGTGTTAACTCAATAGGCCTACAATCATCCTCACCTTCATTAAAAGTCTTTACGATATACCCATGCAAGTTTGGATGCTTTCGCCAATATGCAATCTCCAATTCAGTAGCTTTTTTCTTAAAGCCTTCAACTGTTTCAAGTTCACGAACTCGCATTTTTTTACTTTCATCATAAGTGATACCACTATGATAAACTCGACTATTTAAATACATATCTAAACCCATAATTTACTCCTTTGTTAATGGTTAAATAATATATTGACTTTATATGTTAATTATCCCATAGTCAATTAT